CTCGTCTAGAGCGTGTATGGACTATTGATAATGACAAAATGCATGTCCTGTTGGAAATGTCCCAGCTTGGCTCTATCACTGGAGACTGCTTTGTAAAAATTGCTTACGAAGAAGCGTGGGAAGACAGCATTGGTCGTATGCACCCAGGACGTGTCCGTATTCTTCCTTTGAACTCTGCCTTTGCTTTCCCTGAGTTCCACCCACACGATAGAAGTCGTCTTCTTAGATTTAAGCACAAGTATCGTTTCTGGGGAACATCCCTAGAAGGTACTCGTCAAGTATTTACCTACACCGAAATTCTTACTGATGATGTAATTGAAGAGTACGTTAACGACGAGCTAATTGACTCAAGACCAAACCCATTGGGTGTAATTCCTGTAGTCCACATCGCAAACATCCCGGTATCCGGCTCTCCTTGGGGATTGTCAGATGCTCACGATATTATTTCAGTCAACCGTTCATATAATGAAATTGCTACTGACGTAGCTGACATCATTAACTACCACGCTGCACCTGTAACAGTTATTGTTGGTGCTAAGCAGGGTAACCTTGAAAAGGGTGCAAAGAAAGTCTGGGGAGGTCTCCCTAAAGACGCTCAAGTATTCAACCTTGAAGGTGGTTCTGCTGGTTTGACTGGAGCTATGCAGTATATGCAGATGCTAAAGCTGTCTATGCACGAAATGATGAACGTACCTGAGTCTGCACTTGGCCAGGCACAGCCTATCTCTAACACCTCTGGTGTTGCACTTTCCATTCAATTCCAGCCTTTGATGAACCGCTACGCTCAGAAGTCATCTGTTTATGGTAGAGGCCTAGAAAGAATTAACGAACTTATTCTTATTAACCTTGCTATCAAAGAGCCAGAAACTTTCATGCACAACCCAGAAACTGACGGCCCTATTTCAGCAGGTCAACTTGACCAGCTTGACCCTAATGACCCACTTACTTATGTGACATACGCTCACTTCCCACCACCACTTCCTCTAGACAAGCTAGTTCTTCTTAACGAACTTCAACAAAAGATGTCTATGGGACTTGAGTCTAAAGAAGGTGCTCTACGTGCTCTTGGTGAAGAATTCCCACTTGAGAAGATTCAAGAAATTCGTTCTGAGCTTATGGATGACGCTAAGGGCGAAGGTGCCCTTAACCTCATTAAGGCCCAGGTTCAAAAACAACTTATGGATATTACCGGAATGATGGTAGGGCCTGATGGTACTGCTACTCCTATGGACCCTATGATGATGGGTAATGGAGACGTTATGGGTGACGGAGTACTAGGTGCTCCAGGCCAAAGTGCTGACCCACAGGCAGATGCGGCTATCTCGCAAGAGCAATTAGCAGCTGAAGACCAGATAAGACAAACTTTGATTAACGAAGCTTATGGACAAAACATTCCAGCAAGAAGTGCAGTTGACAGAGATTAATGTTTTATTTTAAGACATTATTGAGTTAAGGCACAAAATAGTAATATTTTGCGTTTTACTTATCATATAACAGTTAAGGTCTAGTGGCATTAATTCGGAAAACGACCATCGAGAATGAAAAGAGGTTAGCCTTATGGCTGATTTGGAAAACACCCCAGAAGTAGTTGAATCTACTATCTACACCCCTGAAGATGCATTTGCAGAGGAAACACTATTGCCAAACACTGACAAGGTTGCTGAAGCAATTCAGAAAGCCCGTGCTCAGGAAAAAGCAAAGCTATATCCTCAGGTAGAAAAGCTACAGGAAGAAATTGCTTCTCTCCGTTCAGAGAAGCAAGAACGCGAAGCTAAGGACGCAGAACGTAAAGCACAGCGTGCAGCACGTGAAGCCCAAGCCGCAGTGGAGCGTAAGAAGCAAGAAGAATCAGAACTTGAAGTTCGTGACTTGCTTGCAAAGAAGGAAGAGGAGTGGGCTGAGAAGCTTAACTCTGAACGCCAAGAGCGTGAGAAGGCATTTGCCCTTCTAGAGCGCGAGCGTGAGTTCCAGGAGCTATCGGCATACCGCCAGCAGCGTCTTGAAGCAGAACGCGACAATATCATTCCAGAACTTGTTGACCTAATTTCTGGTAATACCCGCGATGAAATCGAGCAGAGCATCGCTGGTCTAAAAGAACGCTCTGCGAAAATCTTCGACTCTGTTGCGCAAGTTGCACAGCAAAGTCGTAAGGAAATGGTAGGAACTCGAATCACGAGCCCTGCCTCTGGACCCCTCGACAACGACTCGGACTCTCGTACGTACTCGCCTGATGACATTTCTAAAATGTCTTTGTCAGACTATGCGAAGAATCGTTCCAAGTTACTTGGAAACAGCAAAAACAGTGGACAGGGATTGTTCGGGTAATTAAAAAAACCTAATCTAACGACCGCTTCTGAAAGGAGCAAAAAATGGCAGGTTCTGCTGTTACAGGTACGGGAGCCCTAGCGGGCGCACCTACCGCATATTCAGGTTCAAATAGCCAGCTATCGCAGGCTATCCAAACTATCTGGTCGAAGGAAATTCTGTTCCAGGCGATGCCAATTCTTCGCTTTGAGCAGTTTGCAGTTAAGAAGACAGAACTAGGTGTTGCACCTGGTCTGCGCGTTAACTTCCTTCGTTACAAGAACTTCGCAGTGGACCCAACTCCACTTACCGAAGGTGTCCGTATGACAACCAACGCTCTAACCGCAGAGCAGATTGCTATCACCGTTGCTGAGCACGGCTATGCAGTTGCAGTTTCAGAACTGCTACTGAACGCTTCGTTCGACGACATCATGGCGTCTTCTTCACGTTTGCTTGGTCGCCACATGGCACAGTACCTAGACGTACAGGCACGTGATACACTGTCAGCTGCTACTTCAGCAACTTTCGGTTATGACCGTTCAGCGTTCGATGGTGCAACCAACTTCAACCTATACCAGGAAGGTGACGCTGCTACTGCTGTATCAGGTTCAAACACCTCTGTTGGTTCAGGTACAAAGGCTGGTAAGTACAAGCTAACTACTGGAGCTATCAAGGACTCAGCACTTGTGCTTGCGTCTAAGAACATTCCAAGACTAGGCGAGACCTACGTACAGTTCATCCACCCTAAGCAGTCTCGTGACCTTCGCTCAAACCCAGAGTTTATCGAAGTAACCAAGTACGCTGCTCCAGGTAACTTCATGCTAGGTGAAATCGGTCGTCTATACGACGTCGTATTCATCGAGACCACTCAGGTCAAGAAGTATGGAGTTGGCTCAGCTGTTACTGACTACACCTCAAAGGTTGGCGCAGTAGCTGACCAGTACAGTTACCCTGTAAAGGCTAACACTGGTCCAGGTCGCGGTGGTAACCCAGAGTTGACTCAGTTTGGAAATGGTGCTGGTGGTACTGGCTCAGCTTACCCAACTGACACAACAACTCTAACTGCTGACGTATACGAGTCAATCATGATTGGTGACAACGCATTTGGTCACGCAATCTCTCTACCAGTTGAGCTTCGTGATGGTGGTGTTCTGGACTTCGGTCGTGAGCACGCACTAGCATGGTATGCTATCTGGGGTCTAGGTATCATCACAGACCAGGCTATCAACAAGGTTTACACCAACTAATAGCCAACCCTTTCGTCGAGGAGGGCCCTTCGGGGCCCTCCAACACAAACAAAATAAACTAAAACAAGGAGAATAAATATCGTGGCAAATAAACCCACTAGTCCACAGGACACAACAGGACGCGCAGTCGAAGAGGCTGCAAAGCGTAACGCAGCTGAACTAGCTGCACGCAAAGATGAAATCGCACTATCTCGTCAGGCAGAGGCTGAAAGCCTAGAAAATGACGTATTTGACCCAAGACAACCAGACGCACCAATCTTGCTAGACGAAGTTGAAGAACTTGGTATCAATGTTGCTGCTGATGAGTTTGTTATCATTCGTACGATTTCAGACATTGAAGATATGACTTATGGTGTAGTAAACGGTGCTCCGCAGAACTTCACCTTTAAAGCCGGAGTTAAGTACAAGGTTCCAGTCGATTTGGCTTCATACCTTGCTCGTCTAGGTTATACCTGGAAAGCTTAATTTCCTTTAAACTGTCCGTCCTGCTGGCCCCCGCCTCCTCGTCAGCAGGGCGGACTTTTTTACGCTGTATTTGCTCGTAATATGCGAGAACATAAATATATAGAATTTTTGGAGGATTAATGGCTAACATCGACAGCCTAATCTCGCGCCTTAGAGTAGAGCTCGGCGACCTTGGTAAGAGTTTTGTTACCCAGTTTGTTGCTGATGGCTCGACTAACCGTTTTAAATTACACTATGCTCCTTTAGACTCAACTACTGTTACTGTACAGAGTAAGTTCATATCTAACGGAACTGTTTACGATATTACTAATAACGCCCATGTTGAAGAATCTACTGGCGTTCTTGTTCTACTTCAAAACGACGGAGTAACTCCTCTAGTTCCAGCTGATGGTGATGAGATTACTGTTGCCGGAAACTACTACAGATACTTTACTGGTGCGGAGTTAACCCAGCTTATTAATGATGCTATATCTGAGCATTCATCAAATGCTACAGATAGCACTGGTAGAAAAGTAGACCTAGCCAGCCTTCCTAGTAACGAAGAGTACCCAGTTACTGTTTATGCCACTACATTAGCCCTATATACC